ATTAGCTACAGATGCTACATTAGCAGCAGAATTTGTTAATGCTATTGTTCCACAAGCACCAAAACAACAAATGACAATCCCAAACTAATAACTAAATAAAGGAGAGATGACAATGCTTCAAATTATTATACCTGCCCTTGAAAAGTATGATGAAATTAAGGAAGAATTTATTGCTACAAAAGAGCAGTCATTAACCTTGGAGCATTCGCTTGTCTCTATTTCCAAATGGGAATCAAAATGGTGTAAACCTTTCCTAGGAAAGAATGAACGAACTGTTGAAGAAACAATCGATTACATAAGATGTATGACCATAACACAGAATGTCCCAAAAGATGTTTATAATAATATTACTACGGATAATATTAATAGTATTGGTAAATACATAGACTCACCCATGACTGCAACTTGGTTTAGAAAAGAACGAGGATTAACATCAAATGAGATAATTACATCTGAGATAATTTATAATTGGATGATTATATATACTATTCCTTTTGAGTGTCAAAAATGGCATTTAAATAGGCTTTTAACATTAATTAGGGTATGCGATAAAAAGAATGCCCCAAATAAAAAAATGTCAAACTCTGAGATAATGGCTAATAATACTAAACTAAATAATGAAAGAAGAGAAAGATATAATTCTAAAGGATAAGGAGGCCGTTCTATGATAACTTTTACACAAAAAGGGGACTTATCAAAAACTAGCAAATTCTTAAGGGACCTTAAAGGCCTCCACATAAATGATTTAGATAAATATGGTCAACAAGGTGTAATTGCTCTATCTAATAATACACCAGTTGATTCAGGGATAACAGCAGATTCTTGGTCTTATAAGATAATAAACGATAAAGGAAAAACTACTATATCATGGTTTAATTCTAGTAAAGTAGATGGCGTACCTATCGCTATAATACTACAATATGGTCATGCTACAAAAAATGGTGGATGGGTTACTGGAAGAGATTATATTAATCCTGCTATCCGACCAATATTTGATAGGATTGTGGAATCAGCATGGAAGGAGGTTACTAAATTATGAGTACACAAGTTGATGAAAGAGTAGTCTCAATGAAGTTTGACAATAAACAATTTGAGCAAAACACTGCAACTAGTATGAGTACACTTGATCGTTTAAAGAAGGGTTTGAATTTAGAAGGAGCGTCTAAAGGATTAGAAGGGATTAATGCTGCTGCTAAAAATGTATCTTTTGATGGTATATCTAGTGGAGTAGAAGCAATTAGTGTAAAATTCTCAGCACTACAAGTTATGGCAATAACTGTTTTAACGAATATTACAAATTCTGCATTTAATGCTGGAAAGAATCTTGTTAAATCATTAACCATTGATCCTGTTATGGCTGGTTTTGATTCATATGAAACAAAGATAAATGCTATTAAAACAGTTATGTCAGGTACTGGGGAAACGCTAGATCAAGTAACTAAAAGTCTTAATGATTTAAATAATTATTCAGATAAAACAGTGTATTCCTTTCAAGATATGACAGAAAATATTAGTAAATTTACTAATGCTGGATTAAGTTCTGCACAAGCAGCAACTGCTATTAAAGGTATAAGTAATGTTGCAGCTTTAGCTGGTGCTAATGCAGGAGAAGCTTCACGTGCTATGTATAATTTTGGGCAAGCATTATCTCAAGGTTCAGTAAAACTTATGGATTGGAAATCAATTGAAAATGCTAATATGGCAACTGTTGGTTTTAAAACTCAATTACTTGAGGCGGCTTTTGCAGCAGGAACATTAAAGAAAAGTGTTGATGGTCTATATGTTACAGCAAAAGGGTCAGTTATAAGTGCCACAAAAGGTTTTAATGAATCTCTTGAAGAACAATGGATGACTACTAATGTTTTAAATGCTACACTTGCTGATTATGCTAGCGAAACAACAGATATTGGTAAAAAAGCTAATGCTGCTGCTCAAGATGTTAACACTTTTAGTCAAATGCTAGATACTATGAAGGATTCAGTTAAAACTGGATGGACTAAATCTTGGGAAGCAATTATAGGAACTAAAGATCAAGCAAGAACTCTATTCACTGGTATAAACAATGCCTTTGGTTCAATAGTTGGACCTTCTATAGTTGCTCGAAATGCAATGCTTAGTTTCTGGAATCAAAATGGTGGTAGACAAGCAATAATAGATGCCTTAGGTAACTCCTTTAAAGTATTAAGTCAAATATTAGGAGCTATAGGTAAAGCTTTCCATGATGCAATACCACCTGCAACTTTTCAAGAAATAGTAAACTTTTCTAAAGGTATTAGAGATCTAACAAAAGGTTTTATAATGAATGCCGATACAGTATCAAATCTAGAATTAACATTTGAAGGTTTCTTTTCGCTTGTTGGTGTTGGAATAAAACTTGTGGTTTTTGCTTTAAATGTATTTAAAACTATTATACAAGCATTATTCCCTGCAACAGAATCTTTATCAGGTGGCTTCTTAGCTATAACGGCAAGGATTGGCGTATTCTTTGGTCTTATAAATGAAGGACTTAGTAATAGTACATTATTTAAGGATGCTTTAAAAGGAATAAGTACTGCTGTTGGTTTTTTAAGATCCATGTACATGCCATTAATTGATGCACTTGTAAATTTTATAAAAACATCAACTCTTGTAGAAGATGTAATAAATAAGATAGTAGAGGTATTTAGTCCATATATTAACGCTCTAAAAACTTTTATACAAACGTCAACTTTCTTTGAAGATGCTACAGATTCAATTAAAGTAGCATTACAAATTTAATATCTAATATAAAAGGGATAGATTTTAATGGGGCAACAGGTGCTTCTGATAAATTTCATACATCTTTAATATTTTTAAGTAGTGCTGGAGATAAAGTCAAAGCATCTTTCTCTGGAACAGGAGATGTTATATCAAAGATTAAGGGTATGTTTGAGACTGTAGGAAATGCAATAAAAAGTATTTTTGGTCCAGCATTATCTTCATTAATTGATAAATTCAAAGAATTAAAATTATCTGATATTGGAGGTATTCTTGCTGGTGGAGGAATATTGGTTTTAGCTAAAAGTTTTAAAGATGCTATAGGATCAGTTAAAAAAGTTACTAGTGGATTTTCAGAAATTGTTGAAGGTATAACTGGTTCATTAGATGCCTTTCAAAAAAAACTAAAAGCAGAAGCAATATTAAAGATTGCCATAGCTATAGGTATATTAGCATTATCAGTTGTTGCATTATCAATGATACCAACTGAGGCTTTATATAAGGCTTTAGGAGCATTAACGGTTATATGTGTTGAATTATCTTTAGGTATGATGGTATTACAAAAAGCCTCTAGTTCTTCTCCAGGGTTATCGGTTAAACTTATAGCACTTGGAGTAGCAATTTTATTCATTGCAACTGCCGTTCTTAAACTTAGTAGTATTGACAGTGGCAAAATGGCAGTTGGTGTACAAGGATTAGCTTCAATATTAACAACCCTAGCTATATTCATTAAAGTAACATCTGGAACAGCAGGGGTTCAATCTAGTGTATTAGGACTAATTGGAATTGCAGTAGCAGTATTAATTCTGTGTGATGCGGTAAAGAAATTTGGAGAAATTGATCCAAAAGTAATGGATAAAGGAATACAAGGAGTTGTCTCGGCTCTATTGGTTCTTGGGATATTTATTAAAGTTATTGGTAGTCCAGAACATATGATTGCTGTTGGTATTGGTTTAACTTTAATGTCTGCATCATTAATTCTATTTGCTGGGGCAATTGGTATATATGCTCTTATGCCAATAGGTATTTTAGCTAAAGGTATGATTGCTATTGCCATTGCCTTAGCTATTTTAGGTGTTGCTGCAGTAGCAATGAGTAATCCAGGTGTATTAGCCGGATCAGCTGCAATATTAGTTCTTGTTATAGCATTAGGAATGTTAGTTCCAGTTATAGCAATACTGGGGAATCTGCCTATTAAAGTTATAGGTATAGCATTATTAGCTTTAGCAGGAATATTTGTAGTTCTAGGATTAGCTGGTTTAATATTAGCACCATTAGCTCCTGTAATACTTACTTTAGCAGCAGCTATTGGACTTATTGGTGTAGGAGTATTTCTTCTAGGTGGAGGACTTTTACTATT